TGATGATGGTAATCGCGTTGATGATGGTAATCGCGTTGATGATGGTAATCGCGTTGATGATGGTAATCGCGTTGATGATGGTAATCGCGTTGATGATGGTAATCGCGTTGATGATGGTAATCGTGTTGATGATGGTAATCGCGTTGATGATGGTAATCGCGTTGATGATGGTAATCGCGTTGATGATGGTGAGAACGCATATCCCGAACCGGAGGACGTTATTACTGACGATGATGACAATGATTTTTCAATAGAAGTTGACCCTGAACTACTAGTCGACCTACAACGTTTTTTATGACTATTGCGTTCTTTTTATTTTTTACTAGTACCTTTTCTTTTTCTTTTTTGTTTTTTTTGTTTTTATACCCCCATAATATCTACGTTTTTTTATTCTAGGTATTTTATATTCTTTTATAATAAATTGTGCTATACTTACAGTGTCCATCTCACCATTATAAATATTTGCTTTATTGCCATTAATATTTGCGATGGTTGGAACATAATGTATATTCTGCCAACCACGTAATTCATTGTTATTTAATTCATCAACATTTATATTTGCTATATCATATTTATTGGCATTATACCCCATTTGTTTAATTACTTTAGGTAATTCAACCCAAGAATTCTCCATCGCTTTACAAGCCGGACAACTCGGAGAATGAAATTTTGCTATTATTTTTTTTTTATCTGTAATATCATTATTATATCTTTTAAGATTATTCATATTTCGTGGATCTATTTCTAAAATACGCATTATATATAATATATTAGATTATATATATATATGTTAATTACAAATCTGATAGTCGCATTTACAATCTTCTTGTTAGGATTTTATGTTTCATGCCGTTACACAAGCAAATCGTTTAAGGATGGGTTTTACAATAAATCCGATTGTCCTGATTTACTAGTTCAAAACGGAGATGGACTGCAATTACTTAATTCAAATAAAGCAAAAATACCTGGCATTAACCCCGTAAGATTTAATAATTTAGAAGAATATGTAGAATTTCTACATTGGCAAAACGGGGTTGGTATTAAATGCCCCGTTCTTTACTTTGAAAAACATTACGACGTGCAGGGTTCGGAAATATATAAAATTAAAGATTCACCATTTGATAATATAGATCTTCCTGAAAATAAAAAAATGCCGATTTCTGATATTATTGACGCAAATAAAAATGGTAAAGATAATTTACATTATCAGGGATATGATAAAGACAACCAATATATAGGACAATTTAACCAACTTGATAAGTTTTTTGAGACTGACTGTAAAAAAAACAGCATTAATGCCATGCATACTTGTTGGGCTGGAGAAGAGAGATCTAAAAGTGTTTTTCCTGATAAACTAAATTGATTAGATTAATATTTATATAAATTAATATAAATGGAGTTATATAAATATATACCTTATAATACGTTTAAAAATCATATTGTTCCGCCTCCACCATTACTTACACGATCATATATAGATATACCAGGTTCGCACGCAAGAGTTTGGCATTTTCATCAACGACGCCTTATGACCGAGTTACATAATGTGTTCTCGCATTTATCAGAAGTTAAATACAATAAATTAATAAAAAAATCATATGTCAATATGATTGACCTCATCTTTAAACACAAATACAAGATAAATAACATCCGATGTAATCAATCTCGGTTTATTAAAAATATAATTAGTAATTTTATATTAAACGTTAACGATACACGGTACACTATCTGAAATCTTTAAATATTTAATTACATTATTTATAGCAGTTTTAGATATACGTCTTGTTTTTCCTGATGCCACTATCATATTTAAATTATTTAAACAGGTATCATCATTTTTTAACGCGTCTATTAATTTACCTAAACTTGAATACGTCTCTATAATTGTAGTCGCGATTGCTAAACTTACATTCGGAATTTGCGACAACATTATTATATCAATATTTTCTGTCGTAATGTTGTCCTTCTTTCTTGGTTTTATAGTATTTACATAGTCTGTATCATTGTTTATACTTGTATCGTTTATACTTGTATCATTCTTTATACTTGTATTAGAATAATACGCAGATTTATTTACTTCTTTACATAATTTGTTATAGAATCTTACTATTGTTTCCAACGTTTCAGTTAGATTTTTTGTTTTTATTATTGAAAATCCTTTAAAATATAAAATAGAAAACATGCTTGAATACAATGCATCTCTAGTTACTGGATTTTGTAATGGCGGTGGTTGATAAAAATTAATATCTCCTTCAATCAAATAAATAATATTATGATTGTGCAATGGATGCGCATTTAAACGCATTGACTGTTCGTTATATCTACCATCTTTTATACTACTTGCTAAATCATTTAATGTTTTTCGTTCTATAATAAGCACGTCACCATTTTTGTCATCTTTGAATACTATATCCCCCAATTCTAAATTACATTGTTTAAAATTAAAATCTTTTTCTTTGTCAATCAACAATTTTATAAGTGCTTTTTCTCTATAGTCAATAAATACATCTATCATTTAAAATTATAAATATATATCTTTAAATGATTATTTTAGGTTTGCTTTACAACATATAACGTTTCTGTATAGCGCACGTCTTATAAATAACGATCTACCCATGGTCGATGCCGAACCAGCTTTTGAATTACCTCCGGCATTGGCACGATTTGTAGTTAAGTTTGAACTAATACCTCTACCACGTTGCATTTTTTGAGAAGTCATTATACTATTAGTATATATTTTATTTTTATTTAAGAATAAAAAATTATAGATATTATGGATATTAATAAATCAATCAATCACGATGAAGATATAGTAAAAATAGGTAACGAAGAATTGCTATTTAACCCGTATAACTCAAACAATAAAGAGATTACATTGAATGATATTCAATCTATTCTCTGTAAATATGGCGTACCTTCTAAGGTAGATAATATAGTATTGTATCAAAGGGCATTTGTTCACAGGTCTTATGTAAAACGCCCATATCTAGAAAATATAGAACAAAATATTAAAATAGCAGAAAAACCTAGTGATTGCCTGCCACTACGCCAAAAATCAAACGAGCGCTTGGAATTTCTGGGTGATGGTATTTTAGAGTGTATTACAAAATATTATCTATATAAACGTTTCTCTAAAGAAAACGAGGGTTTTATGACCGAGAAAAAAATTGCTCTTGTTAAAAATGAAGCAATCGGTAAATTAGCTATGGAGATTGGCTTAAATAAATGGTTTATAATATCAAAACATGCAGAAGAAAAAAAAACCCGAACAAACTTAAAAAAATTAGGTTGCTTGTTTGAAGCATTTCTGGGAGCCTTATTCTTAGATTATAATAAATTAACAATTAACGATGAAGAACAATGGTTCGCTAATGTTTTTACAACTGGACCTGGGTTTCAGATTGCACAAGTATTTGTAGAAAATATATATGAAAAACATATCGACTGGGTAAGTTTAATTAATAATGATGATAATTATAAAAACATACTACAAGTTAAAATACAAAAAGAATTTAAAGTTACACCTGAATATTTAGAAATATCTTATTCATCTGATGAGGGTTACGAGATGGGTGTATATATATGTTTGGGACAATCTATACATGATACTAAGATTTCAAACGCACATAATTGGGATAAATTTAATTCCTTCGAAAATATAAAAGAAAAATTACAAGTTTCTCCAAAGTTATTGATATTTTTAACAAGTAGCAAACATAAAATTAAAAAAAAAGCCGAACAGGAAGCTTGCGATAAAGCCCTTAAACTTATTAACAACAATTTATAAACTTTTAATATATGTAAAATTTATAAATGAGCAGTAAAGTTCTAGATTTAATGAAAAAAAAACCTAATCCAAAAGTATTTTCTTCCGTAGGAGTTAAACCAGCAGTTAAAAAAGATGTCGTTATTAATGCTAAAATAATAGACAGAACAGGTGAAAATATTGTTGATAGAACTGCTATACTACGTAACTTAAAAAAAAGCACTGACGCAAAGCCTCCACCGGCGCCGGTACCGGCGTCGACACCGATGCCACCCATCCCACCTTCATCAGAAACATCAATGACACCAGTTGTCGAACAACAAGATCTACCAAAACCACACAAGACTACACAACGTTCTAAACCAAAAAAATTAAAAATTATAACACCTATTATAGAGGATGTCGCGGGGGATGTCGCGGGGGATGTCGCGAGAGATGTCGCGGGGGATGTCGCGGGGGATGTCGCGGGGGATGTCGCATTTGTTACTGATGATGCGGGTGAAACACCGGTTCCGGTTGCTGCCGCAGCAGCTACTACTGTTAAAGTAAAGAAAAATCCTAAAAAATTGCCTAAAAAATTGGTGATTAAAGATACTATAACTGGCGTTACATTAAAACCTAAAACCGATATGGAAACATTAGAAGAACTACCAGCTAGCCTAATAGTTATTGACGATGTTCCAATTGCCAAAAGATTACCTAAACCAGAACCTAACGTCATAATACCTTCGTCACATTATTACATGAATAACCGTGAAAATTTTATTAATTTTATAGATGGACTATTTGATCCTTATAAAACAGAACTTAATGCAAACGATGACTCGGTCAGTTGCGACTCTGTTTATGGTTCAAACGAATTCTCATTATTAACACACCAAAAAATCGTTAGAGATTATATGAATTTATACACTCCTTACAGAGGTATATTATTATATCACGGCTTAGGATCAGGTAAAACATGCTCTTCAATAGCCATTGCAGAAGGTATGAAAACTAAAAACAAAATTATGGTTATGACACCGGCTTCCCTAAGAGTAAATTATATTGAAGAACTCAAAAATTGTGGTGATATTCTTTACAAAAAAAATCAATTTTGGGAATTTATAAGTATAGAAGAAAATCCAGCATATCTTGATACACTCGTTCAAGTACTTTCCATTGAAAAAACATATATTCAAAGAAACAAAGGTGCTTGGTTGGTGAATACACAAAAAGAGCCTAATTTTAATATTCTAACAACTGACCAAAAACAAAGTCTTGATTCGCAGTTAAACGAAATGATACGTTCTAAATACGAATTTGTAAGCTATAATGGCTTAAGACGGTCCCATCTAACCGAATTTACACAAGATTTCACAATTAATCCATTCGACAATAAGGTGGTTATTATTGATGAAGTTCATAATTTTGTAAGCAGAATTGTAAATAAAATAAAGAATAAGGAATCGCTATCAGTTATACTTTATGAATATATGATGCGCGCAGAAAATTGTAGATTTATAATGTTATCAGGAACACCTATTATTAATTATCCAAACGAAATTGGAATATTATTCAATATACTAAGGGGCTATATTAAAACATGGAATATACAACTCGATATTAAAACCACAACAAAAGTTAATGTTAATACAATTAAAAAACTTTTCAGTGATGAATCAAAAATTAATAACATAATTGATTTTATAGAATATAAACCATCTTCAAAAACTTTGGTTGTGACCAAAAATCCGTTTGGGTTTATTAATAATGTTAAAGATTCCGTTTATAATGGTGTGCATATAGATGAACATGGACAGTTAAACGACGACGAATTCATTAATCTTATTTCTCAAATTCTTTCTGCCAAAAAAATATTTGTCGATAAATCTAAAATAGACATAGTTAATAATACAGCTTTACCTGATACATTAGAACCATTCAAAGATTATTTTATAGACGATAATGGATTACTTAAAAATGTTAATTTATTTAAAAGAAGAATACTTGGTTTAACATCTTATTATAGAAGCGCGCAAGAAAAATTAATGCCAAGATATTCAAGAGAAAAAGACTTTAAAATAGTTAAGGTTGAAATAAGCGATTATCAATTTGGTGTATATGAAAATGCTCGTGTTGAGGAAAGAAAACTTGAATCAAAAAACAAAAAAAAGAAAAAAAAGGTTGATAACAGCATGTTTGATGAAGACGGAGCATCTACATACAGAATATTCTCAAGAGCATTTTGCAATTTTGTATTTCCAAAAGAAATTAACCGCCCTATACCCAAAGATGTTAAAAATGATTTACAGGAGAATATTAAATTAGCTTTGTCTAAGGGAATAGATGAAGACTCGTTAGATGCCGTTCAAGCAGAAGAAAAAATAGAAAACATTGATGGCAGATATGAAAAAGATGACTTAGATGCGGTTAAAAGTGACATCAAAGCAAATAGCGATTCTAATTACCCAGAAAAAATTGCTAGCGCATTGAGAATGCTTGAGGCTAATACAGGAACGTACCTCACAGAAGATGCCCTTGAAACATACAGTCCAAAATTTTTAAGTATTCTTAAAAATATCACTAATGAAACTAACATCGGTTCGCACTTGTTTTATAGTCAATTCAGAACAATTGAAGGAGTAGGCGTATTTTCTTTGGTATTAAAAGAAAATGGATTTTCTCAATTTAAAATAAAAAAAAATGCCGAAGATGAATGGGTATTAGATATCACAGAAGATGATATGCAAAAACCTAAATTCGTTTTATACACAGGAACCGAAACACCCGAAGAAAAAGAAATTATCAGAAAAATATTCAATAATCAATGGGATGATATACCAAAATCTATAAAGGAAACTATCGAAACCATCGCTCCTAATAATAATATTGGTGAAATTATTAAGGTCTTTATGATTACCGCCTCGGGCGCCGAAGGTATATCTTTGAAAAACGTACGCTTCGTGCATTTATGCGAACCTTATTGGCATCCTGTAAGAACCGAACAGGTTATTGGAAGAGCTCGACGTATATGCAGTCACGATAAATTACCAGTAGAATTACAATCCGTAGAAGTTTTCTTATATTTAATGACCTTTTCGGAAAAACAGTTACAAGAAGATAAATCCATAGAATTAAGATTACACGATACCAGTAAATTAGGTTCTAAAATACCTTTAACAAGCGACGAAGCATTGTTTGAAATATCTAGCATTAAAGAAGATATCACAAAACAATTACTTATATCTGTTAAAGAAACTGCCATGGATTGCGCTCTTCACTATAAACCTGGTTCTGAAGAGCCTTTAGCATGTTATACATTTGGAAATGCATCACCCGATAAATTCTCTTATGTGCCTTCCTTAAACGAAGAAGAAAATGATAGTGTTTCAAAAATTAATAAAGTTAAGAAGACTTTCAAAGTCAGTTATGCAACAATTAAGGGTGTAAAATATGTATTAAATAAAGAAACCGACGAACTATATGATTTAGAAAGTTATATTAATAACACAAAGGATCCCCGAATCGTTCCAAGAAAAGTTGGCAATTTAATAGAAGGTCGCACAAAAATTAAATGGGTATAAATAATGTCTCATAGTATATTATATGGCCACAACTAGACGTATTGAAACTAACGACAGAATATATCAAAGATTTGTTCCATCCTTCCAACCTCAAATTAGTCTTGATGTAAGACCTGTGCAAACTAAATATACTACTATGCAAATAAATGATGAACGACCACACGTTAATACACCTCACGATAATAGAAAATTGTATAATGTTAATAATGATTTTTTACCTGTTGCATACGGAGCTCCGACAAATACAATTCTTACTAACATAGATCAAGAATCCATTTTAAGAAATCAGTTCTTCGCTTTACAAAAATGTAATCAAAAAGAATATGTTCCTTCATCCAATAGTGATTTGTATAATGTTGAAGTTGTAGGTAGAAAAGAAAATAATAATCATTCCTTATTATTTAATAAAGAAACATTTAAATCTAGTAAACCAAAGTTTAATTTTAAAGATAATAAAATGTTTAATAATAACACAAGTATTAAATTAAATTAAATAATAATAATTAAAGATAATGGACATCAATAAAGTTACTTTAGAATGTTTAGTCAAGCCTTCTGTGTATAAAAATATACAAAGAAATAACAATAATGAACCTGATAATAAAATGGATACGACGTCAGAGATCAATGATATGGAATTTTATAAAAACCGCATCATTGATTTAACAACCAAGCTATTTGATGAAAAAACTGAAAATATAGGATTAAAAAAAGCATTTAACGAATATGTAAATGAATGTATTATGCATTTATATGCAAATGATATGACTTATACCTATCAAAAAGAATATGACGATATTAGTTTCGGTTCCGAAACTAATATGGATTTATTATTTGATATATGTGGAACAAATAATTTTATTATTAAAAAAAACGAGGATACTAAATTAACTAATTACGTTAATAAAAGAAAAAAAAACAAACAACAACCAAACTATCCTGTTACAAAAGTATTTAACCCTAAAGATGATAAATTTAAGCAACACGCTACCAAAATATAATATAAATTTATATTAGTAATGCCAAGAAAAACAAGGTCAAAGATAATACTTAGAAAACTTATAAAACCCAAGAATTATACATTTAAATTACAATGTAGTCCAAGTAAACATGATAAAACAGACTTTTCTTGTTATTCTGAAAATGATATACATAAAATAAAAATGGCTTGGAATAAACGACATCCTGATAAATTAATAATATCAAAAGACCCATATGAGGTTTGGAGTATATTGAAAGAATATACTAAACATAGCTGCAAAAATGAGAAATGCTGGCTTTCAGAACTTTTTAAAAAAAATGAGATAGATGAAGATTTATTATTGTATACATTTTCTCCTGAAAGACCGCAAAAATGGCATAAGAATCCTCGCGAATGGTTGTCTAGTACGGATATAGAAAATGTAATGGCGCATTATGAAAAATTACATGGTAATTTTTCATTTATAGGTTCTTCACCTATTGATTTTGATACAATTAAATATGATGGAGAATGTGTATGGCCCGAACTATGTCATTTTAATATAGCCAATTATAACAAGCAAAATATTAATAAAATTGGGATATCTTTAAATCTAGACAAACATACACAGCCTGGCTCGCATTGGGTTTCCATATTTATAGATTTACGTAAAAAATTCATATTTTATTTTGACAGTAATGGCGATAAAACACCTATACAAGTAAAAAGATTACTAAATAGAATACAAGAACAATGCAATGATGAATTTGATTGCAATATGGAATTATTAGAAAATAGTAAAGAACACCAAAGAAAAAATACAGAGTGTGGAATATATTCTATTTATTTTATCACTTCATTACTTGAAAACAAAGACCCGGAATACTTTATAAATGAAAGAATTACCGACGACGAAATGTTTTCTTTAAGAGATAAGTTTTTTAATTAAATTTTTTATATTATTAATATTATTATGTTTGACTCTGATAATAATATTAATATGCTTTGGGAAACCTTAACAGAAAGTGTTGTAATTCTTAATAATTCAAATATAAATACTATCAAAACTAAATTTACTGAACATGTAAGAACCACCGCTAATAATAGTAACAATCTGAAATTAAACGATATAAATAAGAAATTTATAAATGAATTTATAACCATTTATAAAGAAATCAATGTACCTCAAAAATCTTTTCAATCACTCATGGAAGAAAAACAATCCGAATTTACAAACCTTATACAACCCAAAAAACCTAATTCTATTAATATAAGTGACCCTGTATATTTAGAGACACAATCTAGTATTACTGAAAAATTAAAACAATATCAACAAATGCGTAATAATGACACACTATTAAACGATGAAACACCACTCGCCGACGCTGTTCAAACTCCTGTAACAATTGAAAATGTCGGAAATACTTTTATGAATAAACTTAAAATAGAAAATACACCCGTCGAAATACAACCTATAAACATATCAAAAAAAGTATCATTTGTTGAGGATCCAACTGATAGCGATATGAAAAAAAATGATGTATTGGTTGAACTTCGTGAAATTAAACGGCGTGTATCAAAACTTATAAACTTATTGGAAACTACAGAAATCGTTGTATAATATTATTAAATCATATTAAAGATATACTCGTAATTTGTATTATTATGCGTACGTTCATTTATGCTGTCATGTCTACTTTATTTATTTCCAGTGCTTGTGGGTTCCAATATACCAAACCTGAGGTAAAGAGTTTTAAATATGTAGGCGATATTAAACCTGTCAACTATTTTGACCCACTTCAACTATCTAGCGGTATCCTTAGACATGATGAAAGTTTTATTAAATATCTTCGTGAGGCTGAACTTCAGCATGGTCGTGTAGCAATGATTGCTGCTGTTGCACTACCTGTTATTGATATGACAAGTGATAAACTTGCGATTAATTATCTTAAAGATATGCCGCTTTATGAACAGACACCATTTTGGTTGTCAATGGCTCTTTATGAATCAGCACGGATGGGTGCGGGATGGAAGAATCCATTTACATCCAATGAGAATTTTAAGCTTGAAGATTACTATCAACCAGGTAATGTATTAAAGGTATCTGAGAATTCGTATTCTAATACGCGTCTAGAACGTGAATTGTCTAACGGAAGACTCGCGATGTTTGGAACACTTGGTTATTTGGCACAGGAATTTGTGCAGCAACACTCTATCATTAACTAAGATACATATCATTAACTAAGATACATATCATTAACTAAGATACATATCATTAACTAAGATACATATCATTAACTAATATACATTATTTTTTTCATCATATTAATATATTATGAAAAAAGATGATTTGATAAAAATAACATATATTAATTTAATTAAAATATATACATTTGTATCTATGTCTGCATTATTTGGGATTGCTTTTATATCCCCAAAATATTTAGAACATTTAGATGTTTTTATAAAAACATCGTTAAGTTTATTATTAGCATTCAGATTCAATCCATACAATAAATCTAAATTTAATAATCTTGATAAAAAAATCGTTTTCTCATCGGCATTATTATTATTTTCTACTACAGCATTAAATAACTTTTTAAAATTATACATCATTAAAACATCTAATATTAATCATCTTTATTCTTACGTTTTTTAAGTGTTTTGTTTAATTTACCATTTGCAAAAAAAAATTGTAAATTTTCCATGATTTTTTTACTTACTATTTTGTCTATTTCATATTCTTCATCCGTTTTTTCTATATATTGATATCCTTTCATAAAATTCGTCATCTTTTTTCTAAAAACATCCTTATCATTAATCTTTTTACTTAATTTACTCTTAAATAACCTATCTATCATTTCATCTGAATATAACGTATAATCATATGGTTTTACTTGAATATAATAAACATTATCACCTGTCATTTCAGGATGATATCTATCATCTATAAAACATATCTCTGAATCTATAGGAAGTTTAGTGCATCTGAAAAAATCTGAAATTTTTTTATCATGACTTGTGCGGTTGAGTTCAATACGACGATTACCTATTTTAAATGCTAAAATAACCCTATCAAATAATTTATAATTCAACTTATCCTCAAAATATGTTTTTATACTATCTACCCAAGATGCCGGTCCCTGATTGTTTGTGTATATCATCACTTTATCACATATTTTTCGTGATTTCAGTTTTTTTAAATAGTTTAAAATTGTTAATATATTAGGTCTTAAGAACTCTGGATAAATATCAATTAATGTTATCATATCCTCATTGGTCAATTCTATACCTAATATATTCTCTAAACCTTCACAAAAATATCCTAATTCAGTAAAATGTCCTAATGTTTCATCAAGGTCAAATACCACTACTTTTTTACCAGAGGACATCTGTTTCATACTTAATGACAAGAAAACAATAATAATTAATAAAATTAATATATATTTACGTTTAAAAATCATATTATATTTATAACATTTTTATCTTTATATATTACAAAATGGGGTTGTCCCAAAAAGATTCCTTAATAATACTTAACCATTTTAATGTTGATTATACTAATAAATCTAAAATAAAAAATAAAGCTAATCAATTAGCAGATGATTTTTTATGTAAATCAATTATAGGTAGTAATATTAATAAATCTAAAACTAAGTCTAATACAAAGGTAAAAACTAAGGCACTGCGTCGTACGCGAAATACCAGAACTTACACCAGGATTTAATCAAAATAAATAATTTATTTAACAATCTACTTTTAATCCATATTGATATTTTAAATCACGTGTTATTGTTGAATTCTGCCAAGGACCTACCTCCATCTTAGGATTCGGTGGTTCGGCACGTATTTGTAGGTTGGCATTTCTTAATGATGTACCGACAGTGTTAATACCTGTTAATGAACCAGCCTGCAAAAGATTCACATTCTCCAAATTACCATTTCCCTGCGGATTTAATTTACCCCATTCAGAATTGGTATCTTTCGGCAGTAAATCTACAGGATTAGATACTTTTTTAGCATTAGGAATTACATTTGAACCAAATGCTGCCGGGTTCCCTAAATGCGCCGGCTTATTTTTACCTAAAACACCATTTCCATTACCATTTAATCTTTTTGCGTTAATATTACCTACATTGCTACTTGTTGTATAACCTTGTGTTAGCATCTGTTTTGATTTTGTTGACGAATAGTTAGCTAACGCTAAAATAAGGACAGATAATCCTAATGCCATTGCTAACTTTTCGTTATTCATTTTACCCATTGATTTGAGATTCTTGATTTGTTTCATTATATATAAATTTACTATAAAAAAAAAATATTATTATTTTATTTATAAAACGTTGTATTCATCTTCGTCATCTATGTCCAATGCATATGTATTTTTTATATTTTTAGCAACTAAATATGCTTCTATTGCTTGACTTCTCATAACCTTTGCTTTATCTAATGCTTCTAAATATAATTTCATATATATATCATTTGGTTCTTTCAATTCTATGTTTTGATCATTATCCGTCAATTTTATATCTACCTCAAATTCCTTTAACTCATTATTCACTTGCGATTTTTCTTGTTGAGATTGCTGGTGACCTTCTTGTGGATTTACTTGTTGTGGTTCTTCATGCGGATTTAATTGCACTTCTTGTAGTTCTTCTTGTTGTTGTTCTTCTTGTTGTTCTTCTTGTTCTTCTTGTTGTTCTTCTTGTTCTTGTTCTTGCTTTTGTTCTTGTTCTTGTACCTGTTCTTGCTTTTGATTTTGCTCTTGTTCTTGTTCTTGCTCACGTTCTTGTTCTTGTGATTTAGATACTTGTTCCGTTTTTATTAAACAACTATCAAACTTATACTGGTTTTCTATTATCATTATTTGTTTTATATTTATTTCTATTTGAAAATATTTTTGACTAAACTTTATTCCTAATATTTCTAAAATGCATATTATTTCACTATCTTTATTTATATCATCTAAAGTTTTTGTCATTTCATTATCATTAAATATAGGAATTTCACCTTCTATCTTACTTCTTGAATAATTTAAATTTACTCTAAGCAAATGGTTCTTACCTTGATAAACTTTTATAGGAGATATAAAACTATTCTGAATATCGTCTTTATCTAAATCTTCGTTCACAAACCAGTCTTTCTGTTTTTCTGATATTAATTCTTGTAATACATCTTCTATTTTACTTATCATTTTTACAAAATCTTCGTTATGATTCGTAAATAAAAGATCCGTATACTTTCTTTTACCTGTTTTTACTACACCTTGTTTAGTTTTACATTTAGGAGTTTGTATATAAACCGGTTCATCATTATTATTCATTAAAAGTTTAGAAAAAAATGTACCTTGACTCGGCACAGGAGTACATAATTTTAACTTGCTTGTGTCCATATTTGTATCTACTCTATGAATAGTCATATTCACATACATAGAAAAAATTAAATTAAATTTTACTTAAAATATTTATTACTATACTTTAATGAATAATAATCTAATAGCAAAATGTTTAGAACTATTCCAAAAAGAAGAAATTAAAAATAAAATTAAAGATATATCAAAACCTATATGCGACAATTTTATGGATCACCTATTACCACAGATCAATCTTTATTTAATTATTTATCTTGTTATTCTTCTTATTATACTTATACTAAACTTTGGTATATTCGTACTTTTACTTAAAGATCGTAAAATATTTTAATCATATAATATATAAATGGAACACAACATTACAGGTGGATATATACATACTAATTTACATATGCTAAATCTTAACCCTTCTGATACCTCTAATAACATAAAACACAGCGGTAGATTACTAAACATTAGTCCTAGTCGTCGTAGACGTAGCCGTAGTTCAAGTCCAAGCGGTAAACGTAGCCGTAGCCGTAGCGGTAGCCGTAGCCGTAGTGGTAGCCGTAGTCGTAGCGGTAGCCGTAGCCGTAGCGGTAGCGGTAGCCGTAGCCGTAGACGTAGACGTAGCGGTAGACGTAGACGTAGCGGTAGCCGTAGCGGTAGCCGTAGCCGTAGCGGTAGCCGTAGACGTAGACGTTCTAAAAGCAAATAAACGTTATCCGAACCTACGTGTGATGTAATTAAAATATTTAGCAATTTATATAAATGAGTAACGATTTTACTAACTTGATTAAAAATTGGGTTACAATTGATAACGAATTAAAACAACTTAATGAACGTCTAAAAACCTTAAGAGAACAAAAAAATACAATTAATAATAATGTTATCTCTTATGTAGAAAATAATAACCTTAATGATGCAATAATTAAAATTTCTGATGGTCAACTAAAATTTTATAATTCAAAAACCACTAATACGCTTACATTCAAATTTATTGAAGAATGTTTATCTGAAATCATAGATAATAAAGAAGAAGTATCTAAGATTATAGAATATATTAAACAAAAACGTAAAATTAAATCATTTTTAGATATTAAAAGAATTTATAATAATTAATTAATATAAATGGATTATCACAAGCGTGATTTGCTAAAAATTATAAAAGATGGAAAAACGCTAATAGGTGGTTATGAGGTTGATTGTAATAAACACGAATTTCAAACTAAACCGCTTGAAAATGCTAAAAACTTATTAGATCTTCTTAATGTTGGCTATGCTGTCCCTTTACTATATTACAATGAAACAACAGATAATAAACCATTTGTTAAAAATATAGGCGATTCGCAAGTTATAGACGAGCAACTACACAATAGATTACTTAATGTTCTAAACCGAAAAAATAAAACTAAAAAAAATAGAATTAATAGTATAAAAAAAACTAAAAAAAATAAATAAACATTAAATATAAATCTAATATTTAATGTTTAATGATAAAGAAAACCTTATTCGTAAATATAATGAATGCATTATTTGTTTGGAATCTAATTCTAATAGAAATATTATAACATTACAAGATATTAATTATAATAAACGAACCTGTATGTGCATCGGTTACATACATAGAGATTGTTTCTATAAATGGTATAATAAAAATAGAACTTGTCCTATTTGTACTAAAGATATAATTGTTAAAAAAAAATGTTGCTTTTTTTTTGAATGATTATTTTAATTTCTTTTTCTGATTGGCGCTGCTGCTGCGCTGCGACGGCGCAGCGCACCGAGCTCGGCCTGCTTGACCTTCTTGTCCTGCCTGACCCGCTTACCCCTAATCTTATTCCTGACCTTATTCTTGACCTTATTGGCCTTCCTGGCTATTTTTTTTTTGTTAAACCCTTCCACCCAACTTGCTTTCATTCCTATACCACCACCATTTAAAAATCCTTCCGGTGCCCCATCCGCATCACCCGTCATCGCCTCCTCCTTATCATCGAACTGCCCTCCCTCAATATCATCGAACTGCTCCGCCTCGCCATGATCATTGCCTTCACGGAAACCTTGTCTTACACGACGTCTTCTATTGCGATTTCCTTCTTTGAACATGGTGTTGCCTACACCGTTCACTTTACTTACAGATTTGTATGTTAACGAAAGCATGACTATAACTGAAAATACAACAAAAAGCGGCATGAGATTATTTTGTTTTAGGTTTTTTTTTAAACTCGCAGCCTGTTTATTAAATGTTCTCATTTATATAATAGAATTATAAAATATTTAATTAATAATGAATTATAATATCCTGTTTTATACTATTGTAAACATCCATATTTATGGAATTTATACCTTCCCCTATTAGTCTTAATTCATTCTTATTTTTTTCTAAATTCAATATAAATTTCTTACTCCCTATTTGTATTTCTCCTAATTCTTCTTTACCTATCAAAACATGAAGATTATTACTAATATCTATAAATATATTATCACTTAATTCAGGAATACATCTAACTAGTAATGTCTTGGAATTATCTAACTCATAGTATATCTCACGATGCCATAAAGGTATCATTAATTTTAAATCATTATAATTCAAAATAAAGATGTTCGCATCTAATATATCATCTAAACTTGGATTTAAAATAATTATTTCTGTATCTATTCGTTTCTTTAAAAACTCAAGAATCGAATTATCCACTTCAAATAATTCACCATATTCTCTTAAAAATCTATATATATTTAATATACTTTCATACTCACATTTCTCTACCACATAATTTATAAACGACTTATTTATTATTTTTATCACTATTTCTACATTTGATTCATTCTCAAAATACTCTTTTAAAAAATCCTTTAATATATTATTGTATTTCGTTTTAATTACATCCTCCGACTTTTTATTGTTAAGTAAATATTGATATGCCTCTTGTATATCTATAAATAATTTACCTGCATTATTATCCCTACATTTATCCGGATGATATTTTAACGCTTTTAAACGATATTTTTTTTTTAAATACAAATCACTTAATTCATCATTTTTATCTATATTCAAAATATTACATGCTTTTTCATAATTCATTCACAATGATTACTAAATAATAAAAGTAATTTTCTAAATGATAAATCGGTCTATAATTGTTATTATATAAATGAAAAAATCTAAATGTCTTTTCAAGAACATCACCTATTTTGCAACTCTTTATCTTATTATCTTTTATTAATTTCTTAATAATATACCAAATTATATTATTAATGTCCATATTATAAGTTAATATGCTGTAAATGTGTTCCCGTAATTCTGTATAATTTATATTATTATGATCTATTATTATCGATATTAATTTGTTACATATGTTGTTATTTAAACACTCCAACTCCTCTACATCCCCTTTTATATATTTAATATTACTCATATAATCACCTTTACAACCTATAACTTTCTTACATAAAGTTTTACTATAAAAAGGAACATTTATTATTTTACATTTGTTAGTTATTATATCCGGAATAAACGATACGTCTGTCGTCAATATAAAGTATTTTATATTGATATTATCCTGTATATAACTATAAAATATTTCAAGTAACTCATTGTGTATACATTGGAAATTTTTACACAATATTATACCTTTATGGTCTTTGTTTGTATCAATAATATCTACAATGTTACTATAAATACTATTCCAATTCGTTTTAGAATTACAACCAAGAACTTCCATATCTATTTCAAAATGCACATCACTAATCTTAAGATTATAACTCTGTTTAGGTAACTGAAACATTATCTTTTTTTCATATTTTAAACTACTTGCACTATACTTTTTAATAAAGTTTAATGATTGACTATATTTACCTACACCATCAGGTCCGTAAAATATCATGTTATTTAAATCCTCTATGCTATCGGGTAGTTTGTCATATTCCTTGCATAATTTGAGCTGTAATGTCCCTTCGTCCACCCTTGAAACATAATCTACATAATGATCCTCGTAAAATTTCATCACACTTTAATTATTTAAATTAAATATTTCTAAATATGTTATTTAAAGTTATAATCCATATAAATTTAAATGATTGTATATATTGATATTGATTCTTATAATAATAATTTTTTATTTTTTAGTGAAAGCATAAAAAATACGGTAATTGATAACGGAAAATTTATTAGAGTAATTTATTCAGATGATAATTCTGTAATAAATGCCTTGTATATTGTCGTTCCATTCTCTAATTTAAAAAAAATACATAGTAATTGTTATTCAATAGATGATAACTTATTATGCGAAAAATTGTGTAATATTGAAAATTCTATTTTAAATAACTATTCGTCTCTTAAAACAATGCAATTTAAATTAAAAGAACAACTAAATCAAGGATATATAAAAATATTTAATTATAAAGATAATCCAAATATAATTCTTATTAAAATTTCTGGCATATGGGAAGATAAAGATAAATACGGATTAACCTATAAATTTATTCAGTTGTGAATCATTCAGTTGTGAATCATTCAGTTGTGAACCATTCAGTTGTGAACCAACTATTTGTTTTTTAATCTAACATACATATCTGCGGTTATTGTTGCCAATCTTAGTGTCAAACAGTATATAATAATTGAATATATTAATACATAATCAAAATTTATATCTTTATCACTCATCAAATCTAGCATAAAATATATCTCCATTAAAAAAACAAGCACAAATATTATCGTTATATGATTTGAAAATCTTTTAAATTCACCATATATGTTGTTTTCATGTATTATATCTTCATATTTGTGATATAAATAATAATAGATAACAAATATTACAGATAAATAGACTATAATCGCAATATATTTAGGTATCATGTTTTTACTATTTCCACTATTTACGCTTTCTATATACATGTTTACAATCAATGAAACCATTATAATCATTAATCCAGGTTTGTATAAACCTTTTTGTTTCGTCGCATATAATAAGGTTCCTAGTCCATTGGAAAATATTGTCATCTTTTGTAACTCTTTTTTATCATTATCCATCTTTATTAATAAGTTATATTTTATTATTTTATTATTTTATTATATATAATGTTCCAAGAAAACAAAAACTACCTATTTGAAAGAAAAAATGTTTCTATACATTCACAAGATAGAGATATAACAAAATGGCCTAACTCCAACGAATTTGAAGTTAGACTACCTATACAATATAAAAAAGTATCTAGTATTCAACTCGTATCCATACAACTTCCAAAAAAAACACATATTATATCAAACTATAACCAAAATACTAAAATGAATCTTGACATATGCAGCAACCCCTATACCATAGAAATTGATGATGGGTATTATACTCCCGAACAAATGGCCATCGCGATTGAAACAAAACTAAAAGAAATCGATAGCGGAATGAACGTTCATTATAACGACATTAATACGTCATTTTATTTCAGTCATACTAATACTAATGCCTCATTTAACATAAAAGCGTCTAACGTAATCTCATATTCTAATATATGTCCTACTAATAATGTACACCAATACACATTTAATTGGGGACTTCCATTTTACCTAGGATTTGATAAAAAAATATACAGTTCTACCAGTGGAACTTCACATACTATAATAGGAAGTGATAGTTCTACAGCGACCATCCCAGATACATCGCACGTTATTAAAACACCTAATCCAAGTCCGATATTAGGTGAACAAGATGTTTATCTTGAATTAGAACACTATAATTCAATAGACGAAATTGAACCATATTCCGTTGATATCAATAACGACATTACTGATATATCATATCTATCTTGTGTAGCATTAGCTTCATTACGCGGAGAACGCTCAAGTAATTATAAACATATTGAAAATAATAACATTACTCTAAGAGGTAAAAAATGTTTGAATAAAACCAGTAACGATTATAATGGTGTATATAATTCATCGTTTGCTAAAATCCCAATTTCTATTGAAACCGGAACCTCTGTATTACATGATAACTCATTTTTTACAAGTTATTACTTTTCTGAACCACCATTAGAAAAACTATCAAAACTTAAATTTAAATTTAGATACCATGACGGACGCCTCGTAGATTTTAAAAATTATCCTGTTAGCATAACCATCCAATTGGGTATATTACGCGAGGAACATGATAAAAAAAATACATATAGAATGTCTAATACCTTTGCATTATAAAATTAAAATACTCCACCAAGATTGCCTGTTTCTGAACTTTCATCAGAACTTGGTTCGTCTTCATCGGGCGGACATTCCCATGTATTAAGACCATAATCTTTAATTAAGTTATTCTTGTATTGCTCAGCCTTCTTGTATTTTTTATTCGCTTCTTTCTTTATCTTTCCAGGTTTTGCTGCTCGTTTTTCATTGTTGTGCTCGTAGAAACATTCTAACCATGTTTGTAATTCATTTCTTGCCGCTTCCTGTTCCGCGGACATGTTAGTTTTTTTGTTTTGCCCCGTAAGATTGTTCATAGCTTTCTTTATTTTATCTATTGCCGAATAACTCTCAAAACAACCCTCCACTATATGATTAAAGAAATATGCTATTATAAACGACGGGAAAAATACCATCGTCATATATTTACTTATAAGATAGAATGGTTTCATTGCAGCATGATTCACATTAGGATTTGGGAAAACTATTATTAGTGTTGACAACACATTAATAATTAATACTGTTGTTAAAAATAACACATAAAATCCCTTTAATCCACCTGTTCTATCCGTATTATTTAATAAATCCTCTATGTTTAATGATGTAATATAACGTATGATTAATGTAGGTATTATTACAAGACGTATTAATATTATTAAACCATAATATAAAGATGAGAAAAATATCATCATTTTTCTTAGACGACAAGGCAACGCTGCTATCCAATTCTTACGTAATTTCATCTTTAACGCCATTTTCATAATTTCTCTTTTTATTTTAGCATTATTTACCTCACCACCACCTACTTGTTTTTCATCATCGTTACGTTTTTTATGTTCCCTCTCATGAAGTCCTTTAAATGCTAATTCACCAAATACCGCCGCACTAGAAAATGGAGCAGGAAGATCTTCTGATTTTAATTCTGGAATTTTATTAATAAAATTTTCCTTTAATTTTTCAAGATCAAATAATTTAAATTCTTTTGACTTGCCAAAAAGTTGTGTGCGAATATCTATTTTATTCAAAAACCACCACAAAAATCCATATAATCTGTCCGGTGGATTCAAATCTCGTTCACTACTTGAAAACCATGAACCTGAAGTTAAAATTCCTATTATACGAATAGGATACGCTATCCAATAAATATACTTTGATAAAAATCCTTCTTTACCAAAGTGAGCCAAGAAATTTGTAAATTTTGTACTCGTTTTATCCATAGGTTCCTGTAACATAAACAAAAAAGGCAACAATCTACCTGTTGGCTGTGTCTTATTCTTATTCTTAATCGTTCCTGAACCAGACTTATTACCAGCGCATACAGCCATTATCCTTATATATCTTACGTAACTATACACAACCATCGTTATTATACCCATGGTTATCGGTAACGATTGGATAGATGTTAAATTACTAAATATTATACCCACTATAAATGTTGTAATCATAATTTGCAACATTATTCGCAATGCAACTCCTGTGTTTTGATATGCATATGCTACTATTAATGGGACAAATATAAACGAAAATGCTAACATAAAAAAACAAACCCATAATATTTTTGTAATATTTTTATCTACCTCATCTTTAACAATATCACTCATCTTTTGTAATTTTTTATTTTTCTGTTGCGACGAACTTCTATACCAGTTCATCCACTTTTCCCTACTAAAACCTAAACTAATTATAAGATTAACATACTTTAATGGTTCCGCCGCCATCATTACTGTGTTTATTAAAAACTCTTTTAAAGGTTTCAACACCAAATATGCTATTACAAAAAAAGGATGTAAATAACATACCGGTATTTTAATACCATACATTTGAAATAATGGATTTTCAGTATTCTCAAACCCCTTTAATGTTTTTATTAAAAACTCACCTATACCAGCAAACAACTTACCTATTGTTTTAAAAAATTTAGAGATTTCTTTTATAAATTCCATGCTAATAATATATAAATATATTAAATATACATTACGTCTCTAAATAATCTAGCACTTTTAGCAACAATTCCTCATCATTTGTTAGTTTTTGAAATACTATATTTTCATGTAATCTTATTTGAAATATTTTATTCATATAATTCTTGCATTTTATATGCACGCCAGTTTCCTCTATCTCTATACTCAAAATACACCCCCCATTTGTTAAATTTATTTCATTTACATCTTCTTTAATCGATATCCATCTTATATAATTGCCAAGTTCTAAATCCGGTATCTCATCCACCATTCTATAATTAATTAATTTTTCTAAAAAACCATCTCGTTCCGTCTCCGATAAATTTAATTCTAAAAGTATATTTTCTTTAAATTTAGCTATTTTATAACTATTTAGCTTTATAATTGAATTATTTTTGCTGTTTTCTATCGCAGCATCCAATATTTCTTGTTCATCCATATTAGGTTATATTAATATTATTTTATAACCTTATAAAATAATATTACATGGGAACATCCTTATTAACCGACCCATCTAATAACATAATTATTTTAGAAAAATTAAAAAGAAAAATTAAAGAAATTAATACAATAAAAAAAAATATAACTAATCTGCTTTTATATGTTTTAGTGTTTTTTATACTACTTGTATCCTTCATAATCGTCTACATTGTTACTTACAATAGAAAATGGTTGGGCAGAATAAAAGTAAAGTCTTTAGTGAAAAATAATTTACCAAGAACTACCCATTCCTAATGCCGCATTCGCCGCCATCGGTTCATCGTCACTCGGAATTAAACCTATACCCGATGCACCTTGTGACGGATCTGTGCCTTGAATGCCTACACTTGACATCTGTTGCATCTGGGGTATTTGTGTACTTGCCGTACCAGGTGTAGGCAATAACTGACTTGCAAAATCATTTGTTACCGGTTGTATCGGAACATGCGATAATGGTTGTGATACCATAAAACTATTTGCATTACTGTTAATGTTGCTAACACTATGCTGCTTATTTGTAAATTTATTTATAAACCCTAAACTATCCAATATTATATTTACCTTATCGCCTAATTTTGTTTGAAGACTTAATAGTATAACTAAAAACGGGATTACAAATCCCAACATATTTATTTCTCTGTATGAAGTTTTAGTATATGTAGGTAAATATGTTACTATCCGATGAATAATAATCATTCCTAAAAATAAACCTATTACCTGAATAAGCATTTCAAAAATTAATGTTGTGTAGTGTTTCGTCTCATCCGCCTCAGGTATGTAAGTTTGGAAAAACTTATTTAATATTACAACTAAAATAAATGATATCAATGTGTATTGAAATAAATTTAATATCTCATTCTTACTATCTATGTCAAATTTAAATACATGATTTACAAATGTATCTTTTATATCTACTCCTGTTTCTTTCATAGCTTCCATATGTTTTATCAAAAGAAATTAAAAATAAAAATACATAATATTTAATGAATAATACCTTGGACGAATACCAATATATTGATTTGATACAAACCATATTAGAAAAGGGACACAATGAGTCCGGAAGAAATGGTAATGTTAAAGCTATATTTGGAACCTCCATGAGATTTAACTTATCTAATAATAAAATACCTATTCTTACTACTAAAAAACTTGCTTGGAAAACATGTTTAAAAGAATTGCTTTGGTTTATAAGCGGCTCTACAGATAATAAAATTCTAAAACAAAAGAATGTTAAGATATGGAACGAAAATGCCTCTCGCGAATTCTTAGATTCTCGCGGATTGCAGCATCTAGAAGAAGACGACCTTGGACCCGTTTACGGTCATCAATGGAGGTTTTTTAATGCACCATACGATAACTGTAGAACTGATTACACAAATAAAGGTGTCGATCAACTTAAATATATTATTGATTCCCTAAAAGACCCTAATACCCGAACCTCACGACGATTAATTATGTCCTCATGGAACCCACAACAATTAGACCAAATGGCCTTGCCTCCTTGTCATGTTTTAGCACAGTTTAATGTATTTGATGATGATAAATTAAGTGTAGCATTATATCAAAGAAGTGGCGATGTAGGTTTAGGAGTTCCATTTAATATCGCATCTTATGCGTTTCTTACACATCTAATAGCTCATCATTGTAACCTTAAAGCATCTGAATTTGTTTATTTCTTAGGTAACGCACATATTTACGACGATCACATAGAAACCTTAAAAATACAAAAAAATAATATTCCAATGAAATTACCTACTCTTTCTATTACTAATAGATACGATACTATTGATCAGTATTCAATTGACGACTTTGTCGTTGAAAACTATAATCATCATAATGAATTAAAAATGAATATGCGAAAATAATATAAAATTATTTTATTTTAATAATATTATAATGGCATCACTCACAGCAGCTAAACGAAGAAGAGCACCGGGAGCACCTTCTAATATGCCTGCTCCCGAAAGACCTAATTTAATTGTATCCAATACCGCTACACAACCATCAGGACAACTTACTCTTCAACAAGCAATATCACTCGTAGGTAGCAGAATTACAAAAGTAGAAAATACATTAAATACTAATATGAAGGAAGTTGAAAATAAGTTTGGACAACAGGATAATTATATTGTTGAAAATTTACCTGATATCGATGCAATTAATGTTGCTTTTGAAGATATTAACAAACGTTTATTAAATGTTGAATCTGTTTCTGGTTCTGCTTCTGGTTCTGCTTCTGGTTCTGCTTCTGGTTCTGCTTCTGCTTCTGGTTCTGATTTAACATCGATGAAAGAAACTTTAAATGGATACGAAGAATTAATTAAAATTATGCAAACTAATTACAATGAAAAATTAGATTTTATCGAAAATTCTATTTCTGCATTGGACAATACAACCAAGGTTGTTTTTATGGAAAGCAACCTTAATAAACTTATGAGCGAGGTTTCCGAACTTAAAATCGCATTAGAAGTTAACCCCAATGAAGAACTGCAAGGTAAAATATTAACCATAGAAAATAAACTCAATCATATAGTCATTAGCGAAGGCAATTCAGAAAATAACAACAACGGTGAAGAAGTTGTGAACATGGGAACCCGTCTTGACGAAGCAGTTGAACAAATAAATAACAGATTAAATCAAATTGAAGGTAATATCGTTGCATTCAACGAAACATTTAATTCTCGCCTCGAGGCAATCGAAAATAGCGACGCAATCCAATTAACCATCGAATCCATTAATTCACGTATTGATGCTTTGGAAGTCGCTAATAGTTCGTAAAATATTTCATAAATAATTGTAAGTAAATTTTAATGAACAATTTACTTACAATAGTTATATTCTGTACTGTGTTATATATTTATTTACACGTATATTTTCATATCAAAAAAAGCAACGATTTAGAAGTTTATGAAATCGTACAACCTTCTAAAAATAAATTAGAAGAAATATGCGACCTTAAACAACCTATCGTCTTTAACTATAATAATCAAACATTCATTGATTCATGCAACTCCGACTACATCAATAATCTTTATTACGCATTCGATATTCATCTTAGAGGCAAAGAACAAACCGAACTATACACTAAAATACCACTCGGTAAAGCCATTAAACTATTCAAAAAAGATAAGGAGAATACCTACATAACTGAAAATAATCATGAATTTCTAGAAGATACAGGCATGATTAAAGTATTTAATCATAATGATGAATTTTTACGACCTTTCTTAGTTATTAATTGTAAATACGATTTTATGTTTGGCTCTGGAACTACACCCTTGCGATACAATATTAACTATAGAAATTACTTCTATGTTACAAATGGAAAAATTAACATTAAAATGTGTTCGCCTAAATATACTAAATATTTGTATAAAAATAATGACTATGAAAATTTTGAGTTTAGATCGCCAATTAATCCTTGGAATGTAGATAAGAAATATAAAAATGATTATGACAAAATTAAATTTCTTGAATTTACTGCAGAAAAAGGGACCATCATACATATACCCGCCTATTGGTGGTATACTATCGAATTTATTGATGATGCGTTCGTCTCTGTATTTAAATATAAAACAGCATTTAATGCCGTCGCTATGGCACCCCAACTAATAATGTCTGTTTTACAGTCGCAAAATGTTAAACATAAAGTTCTTAAAAAATTAGATATTTAATTTAACTCTTCTATATAATCTGGCAGTGAAGATAATAACATGTTTGGTTTATCTACCCACGTGATCTTCAATGGAACGTCTTTTGCTAATGGTGCTTTTGATGTCCATCTTTCTTTATTACATACCACATATAACTTTCTTATACGACTTACTATGCCGCCTTCATTTCTCGGTTGTACATGCTTCACCGCCCATTCAAATTGCATCGCCTGTATCTTATCAGTAAAACCTTCTATCAAACAAACATGCTTCCATCCAGGCCCTTTCGCCGTAGTGTATTTAGCACCACCCTTAATCTCTCCATTATGTTGTCGTAATCTTCTTTCAGGCGTAGGCGATACACCAGCATATGTATAATTATTATTTTTTATAATATAAAAAAACCATTTATCCATTTATTTATCCATTTATTTTTATAATATAAAAAATTATTTATTATTAATTATTAATCGTTTATTATTATTCATTTATAGCGGAGTGCGATTACCGCCACCCTTCATTAGCGGCTGATTACGACTTTTATACTCGGTTGACCTGCGAATAACTAGCTTATTTGTGTTCTTCTCGTTATTATTTTTTACAATCTGCATGGACCTTACGTCAAAGTTGTTAATGTTAATATTTTTATTAACATAAACCTTATTGTTATTATTAATAAATTCAATAATGGCGCAGACCTGAAGCATCGTGAGTTGAGTGTTAGTAGACATGGTTGTTGTTTTCATTTCTTTTAACCTATTTAACTACTTTCAATTTATTTTTAAATTGAACTTAAAATGTAAACTATTGGTATTGTAGAAAACAGTTCCATGAATTATAGATTTATTTGTAATGATCGGAACTATGAGGATATCAAAATATATGATGACATATCCATGCAAGAAGTAGAAATTACAACATCCTATAAACTTTTTAACCATGACGTCTTTCAAATAGACAAAAGTGGTGCTAATGTTATAACACATTCGTGCGTTAGGTCATCTACTATGTCTGGGATATTGATCCTTAAAAATAATAAAACTTACGGAAAAATAAAAAGTAAACTACTATATAGATGTATTCCCGATGATAAACGATTGCCTATATTCCTTGTTCCTTTTAATCTTAATACAAAACATTTCTCAAAAGAATATATTAATAAATATGTCATATTTAAGTTCGCTAATTGGGACAATAAACACCCTATTGGAATGCTAACACAAGTTATAGGCAATATTGACGTTGAAAACAACTATTATGAATATGTATTACATTGTAAATGTTTGAATACATCCATGACCTATTTTAATAGGTCAATGCATCAACGTTTAAAAACAAAAAGTGCTGACCATTACTTTGATACAATTCTTAAAACTACGTCGCTACAAGACCGTCGTTCAATTAACGTATATACAATAGATTCAAGCAAAACACTTGATTATGACGACGCTTTTAGTATCGTAAATTACGATGATTATATTGTACTTAGTATATACATTGCTAACGTATCTATATGGCTTGATGTTTTAAATCTATGGGAAGCATTCTCTAGACGCGTATCAACTATTTATTTACCCGATAAAAAACACCCTATGCTACCTGTTATCCTATCTGAAAATCTATGTAGTTTAAAACAAGGCATTGATAAAATTGCATTGGCTATGGACATCAAAATTAAAGATGATATTATTGACATATCTTACCACAATACCATAATTAATGTAAATAGAAATATGGTATACCAGTCCGATGAACTCCTTGAAAATAAAGATTATCAATACGCTTTTAAAATTACAAATATTCTAAACCAAAATAATAAACTTATAACTAAAATA